GCTTTCTGGTTGTGGGCAAACGACACAATCACATCTCTTACAGCAGGGATGTAACACAGAAACCGCCGTTGGCCCGTGGCGGTATATAAATCGCGGAAGGATCTTAAGATCATGCACGCGGGTAAGTCTTCCTGATGCTGATTCCAAATCAGTAGGCTTGCAGACGCGCTAACGGGCCTCCAGATTTTAAGGATCATTTTACATATGGGGGATTAGCTTAAAAGTAATAGGAGTGGACGGTATGGCTACCTGTCATCTTTTACACGGAAGACGTTTAGGGTTCAATTCCCTACACTCCTACCAAGTTTTTCAGCCCAGCGTTTTTTGACGCTTTTGGCTATTTTGAGTTTATGGTCGTCAGATTTTTGTCGACCCGTTTGAAACTCACTTATTTTGGAAGACCTGCTTGAGTAGGTTCTGACATTGTTGTCCTTTATCTTTTGAATAGTCTCGTCACTATGTTTTTTACCTGTAGAGGCCTTTCGCATTTTTGCTTTAGTTTCTTCTGTGTGTTTGTTACCGAGATTTGGTTTGTGATTTCTATTTCTATTCGCAATACGGTTTGACTCTAAACAAATCATTTTTTGATGATGGGACATACCTCTCAATTGGTCTTCATTAGACCTGGAAAGAGCATATAAAGCATATCTCATAGCAGTCTTATGTTTTGGATCTGAAACCATCTTACAGAGTAGTCTATGGCAAGTCCAATGTTCTTTGAAAGTCAGTAATGTTATATTAGAAGAATCATTGGTGCCACCTAAAGACTTGGGCACGATATGATGCTTTTCATAATATCCAAAATCTTTGGAACGTAATGTATCTATTTGGGCCCGTGAGACAATGGAATTATACACGCGAGTATATTTGTTATCAATGAACATTAGGAAACTCTCTTCTAGTGTATTTATAAAACTGTCGCCTTACATAGGATAACACAATGCCATGCTCGATGATGAAGCCAGTCGGTTCACAGCAAACTTCATGTACTTCTGATGTAGAGCAAAACATATATTCATGAATCAAAAATAATGCGCGTATAGCCCAACGGTAGGAGGCAACGGTCTTAGAAACCGTGCAGTGTAAGTTCGAATCTTACTACGCGCACCAATAACGCCTCTATAGTATAGTGGTAGAACAATCCTTTGGTAGGGGATTGGCTCCAGTTCGATTCTGGATAGAGGCACCAGATAACGCCGCATTAGTATAATGGCAATACAGGGGCTTTGTAATCCTCTGATGGGAGTTCGATTCTCTCATGCGGCACCATTTTATAGGAACTTAACAATGATACGCAAGCATCTCAACCTTGAAGAAGTCAGAGCCTTCATCCAATCACAAACTCCAGAAACAAAAGTATATCTCGGCGCTGATTCTGAACGTTTTCAGATCAACGGTGTTTGGTATGCTGACTACATCAACGTTGTGGTCGTGCATAAGAACGGTAAGAACGGCTGTAGAGTGTTCGGTGGTATTGTTCGTGAGCGTGACTATGACCAACAAAAAGACAAGCCAAGAATGAGATTAATGAATGAAGTAATGAAGGTGTGTCAGTTGTATCTTGAACTTGAAGATGTATTTGGTGATCGTGAAGTTGAAGTTCACCTTGATCTGAATACTGATCCAAAGCATGGTTCATCATGCGTAATCAACGAAGCAATTGGTTATGTTCGCGGTATATGTAATGTCGTACCTCTAGTGAAGCCTTATGGTTGGGCAGCATCTTACTGTGCTGACCGTTACAAGGACGCTATTGCTTTCAAGTAGCATAAATAGATGTGGGTCGCGGAGCGGCAACTCCCACCCACTCTAATGCTATCAAAGCGATGAAAGGTTATTGATTATGTTTTTTCGGAATCCTTATGAAGACAGGTATCCTCAGCACACAACTGTTAATGTAACAGAGAAACGCGCACCGACCGATGAGTCTGTGCGTCTTCTCAAAGAAATGGAAGAGGCGGCCCGCAACAAAGTCCTTGAGACAATCATTGTTGCTGACACTTCATTTGAATGTAAGATTCATAAGATGATGGATCACACTAACGATCAAGATGTGTATAATGTCGTATTCTCTCTTGGTGGGCAGAAAAGAAGAACAGAAGTAAGAGTAGACAAATATAGAAAGTTGACACCGCAAGAAGTCGCTGTTGCAATTCGTGATGCTGTTGCTGTTGATATTTCAAATCATCTTCTTGCAACTGCCTTTCAAAGGGGTATTGAGTAATGACTAAGTTTTTCATGTATCTTGCGATTGTAGCGGCTGCAATCTTCATGCTTGTCACTGGTGCAAAGGCTGGTGCAGAACCTTATGGTGAGCATGAGATTATCATTCGGATTGATAAGTCTGACCAGAAGATGTATGTAGAAACACCCACTGACTACTTTGTCTGGGATGTTTCTACAGCACGAAAGGGTTATCGGACTCCGACTGGTGTGTTTCAGCCGTATCTTATAAAGAAGATGCACTATTCGCGCAAGTATGACAACGCACCGATGCCACACTCTATCTTTTTTCTTGGTGGCTACGCTATTCACGGCACGAATGATTTGAAGCGTCTTGGCAGCCCAGCATCGCATGGGTGCATTAGACTTCATCCGCAGAATGCTCGTTGGCTATATCAGGTTGTAAATGAGTATGGCAAGTATAATACATACATAGAGATTACAGAATAAGGAACGTGGGCAGGCTGGTAATGCAGCGGTTTGCTAAACCGTACAACCGAAAGGTTGAACTGGTTCGATTCCAGTACGTTCCGCCAATTCTAAATAGTGGTCTATACCACAGGAGATAAGAATGGAAGAATTAGTAGAAAAAATGAAGGTTGTCTTAGCAAGCACCTTCGCAGCAGCACTAAAGGCTCAAGCATATCATTGGAATGTAATCGGTTCTGATTTTCCTCAGTTGCATGAATTTTTCGGAACAATATATTCTGACTATCATGGTGCAGTAGATCCATTAGCTGAACATATTCGTCAGCTAGATGCTTTCACACCGCAGACCTTATCACGCATGGCAGAGCTATCGGTAATTATGGAAGATGAAAAGATTCTGACTGCTGAGAAAATGTTATCTAATCTTTTAACCTGCAATGAAAATTTGATGGCTGAAGTAACAAAAGCCTACGAGATGGCCGAAGAGCAAAAAGAATACTCTTTGTCAAACTATTTACAAGATCGACTAACATCCCAAACTAAGCTGAACTGGATGATCAAGTCAACATTAGGAAAAAAGTCATGAAGATATTTTTAATAGCACTAGCTATGCTGGCGTTTGTTATCACTCCTGCATATGCAGATAACTCAGAAGAAGTAATTATAGGCGTAATGGGCGGACTTTTAGGTGGTTTAATTATCGGTGAAATCATTGATAGAGACCATCATCATGTATATGTTGAAAGAAAACCTATTCGCAAGCATAGAGTAAAATACTGTACTACTTATTGGGTAGAATATTTTGATGAGTATTATGGTTACTGGGTAACAGAACCTAGACAAAAGTGTAGATAACAAAGCGGCTTCGGCCGCTTTTTTTATTTCTGCTAAATACCTGAAAAAAGAGGTATTGAATATGGCAGCTTCAGAAGGTGTAGATTTAGAATGGGCTATAGTTGCATTAGGTAAAGGTGAAGATATCAAAGGTCTCAAAAAACAATATTCTAGTAAAATTGTAGATCAAGCACAAAAAGCTTTTAAACACATTCAAAACAAATTAGGAAAAAATATAATAATTAGACATTCAGATGAAGAAGGTATATCAGGCAATCCTGAACCAAAAACAGATATTGTAGCGATTCGTAATAATAACACAAAATTTTATATCTCTGTGAAAATGGAGGGCGGCATACAACTGGCTTCTGGACAAGGAGCATCTACAGCAAATTTGTTTCGTGAAACCGCTAATGTTGTTTTTATGGGTAATAAGAAAAAACTAGATGAAGTCAACAATCTTGCAGATATCTTGGAAAAACTTCCAACAAGACTCGTTGCGCCTCAAAATCTTGAGCGACTTTTGCAAGAGGCAAATCCAAAAGTTTTAAAAGAGTTTACAAAAGCTGGAAAAATTTTACCTGAAAAAAACGCAGAGAGTTGGCTTAGAGAAGCTAAACCAAAAATTATTTTAGATATAAAGAGATTTATGGAAAACAATCCTGAATTCTTCAAAGAGATGATAAAAGAATCACTATCGGGTGAAAGGACTCTAGCTAGATTTAAAGGCGCTAGAGCTACACACATATTATCACCTGCGGGTTTTTATAAGATTGATGATTCTTATGTTAGTAAGCTTAAAGGTAAAGTTAAATTAGATGTAAGAGCAAAAAGCAGATCAGGAATAACCAGTATTGCATTCAGAATTGAAACCATGGGCAACATATGATCACATTCTCAGAATACCTAACAGAATCAAAAGAAGGTAAGAACATCTAGAAGATGAAATCTATCTATCGTAATGGCAATCATTCTAAAAAGTATAGGATAAAAATAGTAGATGCTTAAATTTCAAGAATTTTTGAGAAAGGAGGTTATTATTCCGGGTGAAGAGTCTTTTCTACTTGAAAGTAAAGAAGGCAAAAATCTTCACCTGGAATAATGACTGAACACCTAGAAGACGAGGTACTCAATGGAGGAGTGGTTGGCACAAGAGGTGCGATATCCTTTCTACAGTCTCTTCGTGATATGCTTGCTGGGCATTCTACTGGTAGAACTGTCAATCTAACAACGAAATGGGATGGTTGTGTTCATGAAGATACAGTCGTATTGACCAATAATGGTGATATGACGATCAAAGAGATCGTCAATAGAGAGGATTTATGGGGTGAGCTAGAGATTAAGGGCAAAAACTTACAATCGCCATTACAGTATGATGCATTCAGTTTACTTCTGGCAGGAAATGCATCTGACGGCACCAAGCAGTGGGTTGAAGTGATGTTAGATGATGGTAGTGTTGTTAAGCTAACCTGCGATCATGAAGTACATACAGCGCGGGGCTGGATAAAAGCCGGTGACTTGATCTACGGTGATGATGTGACTGAATTATGACGGTAACCAGCCGACTTCTTCGTTTTTATAAATAAGCGTAGGAGGATTTTATGAAAAAACACGAAACATTCTCAGTTGAACTCAAACAGTTTATCGAAGAACAATATATTGCCCACTACAGCACTACAAAGGTTATTGCACTTGTAAAAGAGAATTTTGATAGTAATATAGGAAGGAGTCCTATTGTTAATTATTTAAAAAGTGTTGGGCTGTATGAAGGATTAGCTGGCCCAAATTACATCAAAAATAAAGTTAAAAACCAAGTAGAATACCTACAAAAAACATATGGTGTGTCCAATTGGGGGCAAATGGCCGACGGTGGATATAAAGGACAAAATAAAATTCCATATCAAAAGCTAAAAATTATTGAAGATATATCTGCATATAAAGAGATGGTTGACAAAATAACGAAGACCGTTGTTCGAAAATTGAAGAGACAGAACCGACTCCCCACTCATTGTGCATACACCAGAATTGAATTTGCTGATGTAAGCGGAGAATCAAACCCCAACGACCCAAGAAAACGTACAGTTGATCATGTGGTGCCGATAACACAATGTTATTTGTTAGGGTGGCCACCAGAAAAAGCAGCATCGCTAGATAATATTGAATTTGTTCTGAGGTTTGTAAATTCTATGAAAAGTAATACGAACTTTAACAGTTTTAAAGAATTCATACCAATCATTAAAGAGGCATTGATAAATGAAGGTTACCAAAGTAACTAGATTAGAAGAAAAATACACTCAGTATGACATATCTACTGAGTTTGCAAACTTCTATATCAAAACAAACACTGGGTATGTGTTAATTCACAATAGTCCAGCCATCTTTGCAGGTATCAACCCAGAGAACGGCAAGTTCTTTGTCGGTACCAAAGGTGTGTTTGCTCAGAATGCTAAACTCAATTATACGCCAGCAGACATTGACAAGAACCACCCCGGTGAAGGGCTTAACGTAAAACTCAAGATCGCTCTGAAGTATCTACCTGAACTGAACATTGACGGTGTTCTTCAAGGTGACATGATGTTTACTGCTGCTGATCTTAAGTCTGAAAGAATTGAAGGGCAGTCATATATCACGTTTCAACCTAACACAATCGTCTATGCTATACCATCTGATTCTGATCTAGCAAAGTCCGTTACTTCCGCAAAGATGGGTATTGTCTGGCATACAACATACTCTGGCAAAACAATGGCTGATATGAAAGCATCGTTTGGTGCTGACATCAGTTCACTTAGGGCCTCAAAGAATGTTTGGTATCGTGATGCATCATTCGTTGACGCATCTGGTACTGCTACATTTACAAAGCAAGAGACAGATGCAATAACATCTATACTATCTCAGGCAGGTACACTGTTCAGATCCATATCTGCTAGAACATTGAATGAGATTGCCAGCAATGATACCTACAAGATTACCATCAAAGCATGGAACAATTTGAAAGTGCGTGAAGGTAAAGAGATAACAAACACCTCTCAGCACGTTGCTGGTCTTATTGCTTCCGTTGAAGAGAAACTGAATAAGTCTATATTGGAAGCAAAGAAGGCTGACACAAAGCAAAAGCGTCAGATGGAAAAAACTATCATCATGCGTTTCTACAAATCTAATCAGAATGAACTCAAGAAGATATTTGACTTGCAAAACTTGCTGGTTCGTGCTAAGAATATGATAGTCAAGAAACTTCAGCAGGTTCAGGACAGCATTGGTAAATATCTACGTACTGATGCTAATGGTTTGAAAGCAACAAGCGATGAAGGATTTGTTGCGATTGACAAGATTGGTAAAGCAGTGAAATTGGTAGACAGGTTAGAATTTAGCCAAGCCAACTTTAACGCAACCAAGAACTGGTCAAAGTAAATGAAAACATTCAGTCAATATCTAACTGAACTTTTTGACAAGCCGTTAGAGTTTGAAGAAATGCCTTGGATCGAAAGAAACGTAATTATGTATGTTTTTGAACTTGATGAGAACAACTATTACAGGGTGTTCTTCAGAAAGTCGGGGCGAAAAAACCACTATGAAATCTCTTTTGACCATTTAGATAGAGACTCGGACATTTTTCTTCCGTATTTGACAAAGACAACAGTTTTATCTGGAAAAAATAGTGTTAAGGTATTTTCTACTATAGTTGCTATCGTAAAAGACTTCTTGAGAAAAAATAGAAATGTGACTGGATTTGCGTTTAGTGCCACTGATGATAGTTCTGGCAGAAAGGCCCTCTATAACAGGTTCACAAAGAATATGGCTTCAGAACTGAAATGGAATCATAATATACACAGCGAAGACGAGATGTTTGGAACTATGTATCAGATTGAAAAGTACAAGACAAAGAAATGAAACTCAAGTCGTATTTAAAGAAGCACAAGAATGAAGTTCGCACATTGAATGTTTTTGACATTGATGATACTTTAGGTAAGACAGATGCTAGAGTCATTGTAATGAAAGACGGCAAGCAAGTCAAAGTTTTAGATCCTGGTGAGTATAATACATACAAGCCAAAAGAAGGTGAAACATTTGACTTTGCACAGTTTCGTTCTGGTAAAGTCTTTCGTGATACATTCAAACCAATAAGCAATGTTCTTGATAGAGCAAAAGATATTGTCATGAACCAATCTGAAAATTCACAATCTATCATTCTGACAGCCCGCTCGGACTTCAATGACCATAAAGAGTTTCTGCAAGCGTTTCGTGACCATGGTTTTCCTATTGATCATGTACATGTTGAACACTCAGGCAATCTATCTAAACTCAAAGCAAGTTCACCAGCGCATATCAATAAAGCAGTCGTTCTGAAGCGATATATGAAGTCTGGGCGCTTTGATCGCATTCGTATGTGGGATGATCATGAAGACAATCTCAGAATGTTATTCAAGGTTGCTGCACAGTTTCCAAATATTGAAGTTATTGGATACCTAGTGAAAGACGGCAAAGTATCAAAGTACAGACCAATCACCGAAACCATATTAAAAGTTACTAGAGACAGTATTAGAAATAGTAGATATAAACTATAAAATCCACTAAATACCTCTATAAGTTAACATTCCTATAGAGGGAATAATGAATAAATATTACATATATGCCTATGTGTGCGAAAATGGCACTCCTTATTATATTGGTAAAGGTCAAGCCAGACGCGCATATTCACCACATCATACAGTAAAACTTCCACCAAAAGAAAGAATAGTTATTATGGAAGCAGGTCTAACTGAAGTTGGAGCCTTGGCTCTTGAGCGTTTTTATATTCGTTGGTATGGTCGTAAAGATTTAGAAACAGGCATATTACACAATCTAACTGATGGTGGTGAAGGCAGTGGCACACCATCTCCTCAAACTATAGAAAAACTAAGAGCAGCATCTATAGGTAATAAATATGGTGTTGGACCCCGCGGCAAGTATCGTCCAGGTAAAAAGTTATCAGATGAACACCGAAACAATATTAGACAGGCGCTAAAAGGTCGTAGTCATTGGATAGATACTCCTGAGACCAGAAATAATAGAAGCAAGGCCAAAAAAGGTAAAACTTATGAAGAAATCTATGGTTCAGAAAAGGCAGCCCAACTAAAAGAAGCCCGCAGAATAAAACTGGCCGAAAGAAGGGCAGTAGGTGGTTTTGGGAGACTTCAATGAATATAGTGGTTATTTATCCAGGACGCTATCAACCTTTTCACAAAGGTCACGGCCAAGTCTATAAATGGTTAAAACAAAAGTTTGGTGATGCAGTAATAGCTACCTCTGATAAGGTTGAAGCGCCAAAAAGCCCATTCAACTTCAAAGAAAAGAAAAAAATGATGATACTCGCTGGAGTGCCATCTAGTAAGATCAAGCAAGTCACAAATCCCTATATCGCTAGAGAAATACTTGAAGGCTATGATCCTAAGACAACGGTTCTAGTCTTTGCCGTGTCACAAAAAGACATGGAAGAAGATCCACGTTTCTCTTTCAAACCAACTAGGTCTGGTAAACCAGGCTATCTCCAACCATATAAAGGTAACGAAAAGAAACTTAAGCCTTTTGGTGATGTTCAGTCGCCGAAGGGTTATGTTATTGTTACGCCTACATTCACATTTGATGTGCTTGGTAAACCAGCAACATCTGCATCAGAACTACGCAAACAGTTTGTATCACTAGACAACAAGAAACAAAAAGAGTTCATCAAAGACCTATTTGGCAAGTATGATGCTTCTGTTCATAAACTTATGGACAAGAAAATAGGTGATATGATTGGTAAGCCAAAAACCGTCAAGCAACTAAGAGAAGAGATTACAAGACAGCAACTAGCGCCCATGCTAGATTCTTTTGTATCATTTGCATCCGATAAACTTGGAATTGAATCTATACCTAAAGTAAGGTATAAGACTGATGATGACGATTATAATTCATTTGCAGCATACAATCCATCGTCTAACGAACTTTCAATATGCACAGCAAACAGGCATCCAATGGATATATTTCGTTCCGTTGCACATGAACTTGTACACCATAAACAAAATGAAGATGGTAAACTAGGTAAAGATATTGAAAAAGAAGGGGCTACAGGTTCTGACATAGAAAACGAAGCAAACTCAGAAGCTGGCAAGATCATGCGCTGGTTCGCTAAAGAGCAACCAAATATGTTTGCTAAAAGTTATGTTGTTGAAAATAACACAACAGCAATGGGTGGTATTCGGGGTTTAGGCAATGTTACAGGTGAAGTTTCTCCTACAGGCGTTTCGCAATATGTCATTGATAATCAAAGTAACACAACAGACGGTTTATGGAATTTTACAGATCCAAGTTGGTGGATGAATTCAGACGATAGAAAGAAATATCATATGAAAACAACAAAAAGTTTTAAAGCTCTTCGTGAACAGCTAACAGAAGGCATCAATGATCCTGGTAAACTGAAAGCAGTTTTCTTAGCGGGTGGCCCTGGTTCTGGTAAAGATTTCGTGATGAACAAAGCACTTGCTGGTAATGGCCTAAGAGAAATCAATTCTGATACCGCTCTTGAATACTTGATGAAGAAACATGGTCTTGATATGGAAATGCCAGATGAGGAAAGAGTTGAGCGAGAGATTGTTCGTGGTCGTGCGAAGAACATCACATCAACCAAAGAAATCAACTCTCTTGTTGGGCGTATTGGTCTTCTAATCAATGGCACTGCATCTGATTATGAAGCGATGGAAGCGGTAAAGAGTGAACTAGAAGACCTTGGCTATGACACAATGATGGTCTTCGTCAATACATCAGATGAAGTATCCAGAGAACGTAATGTTGAGCGCGGCAAGGGCGGTGGGCGTAAAGTTCCTGACGGCACCGACAAGCAGGGCGTTCCAAATGATTCGCCAGACATTCGTTCTGAAAAGTGGAAACTAGCACAAGAGAATGTTAGCAAGTTTGAAAAGCTATTTGGTAAAGACAACTTCACTGTCATTGATAACACTGCTGATATTCGTAAAGTTGCGCCAGATGTAAAAGAACGTATTGAAGCAGAGTTCAGTCGTGTGCGCCGCATGACTATGCAGTTTGTTCAATCTCCTGTAAAGAACAAGAGAGGGCAAGATTGGACTAAAAGACGCGCAAGATATCAAGGTACAACTCAGTATACACCACCAAAAGCATACACCCGCGCACCTACGCCTACGCGCGTGGAGACACCAAAAGCAATTACAAAGCCATCTAGCACATTGATGAATCAGGCCAGAAGACTTGGTTTGTCATATTATGGATTTGGACGTTTTGGGCGCAAAGTCAATGGCGTTAATAAGGTCATGTATCATAGCAAGGGTGACCAACTTGTTAGAGTTCAAATCAACGAGGACTTACGCGCATGGTTTGGCACAGGCAAAAAAGGTGGTGTAGGCGGCGGCGGTTGGGACAAATACGACACTAAAGGTGAACGCATAGGTAAATGCGCTAGAGAACCTGGCGAAGGCAAACCTAAATGCTTGTCTAAAGAAAAGGCTGCTGCACTTCGCGCTGAGGGTGGCAAAAAAGCAATAGCATCTGTTGTTACAGCAAAGAAAAATTTAGATCCAGAAGCTGATAGAAAAGGTAAAGGTGAAAAACCTATATTCAGTAGAGCAGTTGCAAAGAAGTTGCAAAAGGAGCAATTTATGACATATCTAGAAGAGAAAAACAAACCAACAAATCCACAATTATGGTCAAAAGCAAAGTCGCTGGCTAGAAGCAAGTTTGATGTATATCCATCAGCATATGCCAATGGTTGGGCAGCAAAGTGGTACAAGTCAAAGGGTGGTGGTTGGAAGTCAGTGAATGAAGAAAAAGGCCCCTGTTGGGATGGATACAGACAAGATGGTATGAAGAAAAAAGGCAATAGAATGGTGCCAAATTGCGTACCGGTAAATGAAGGTCAAGAAAATGTAATCATGTCTAAAACAAGAGGCGGAAGTAATTCACCTAAGAAGAAGATAAAGAGAAAATTGGCTGAAAATATCAATACTAGATTTGAAACATTTATGGAAGAACATGGTGCTGGCGAATGGGGAACACCAGAACTAACAACAAAGTATATGTCTGAGACACCAGGTCAGAAAGAGGCCGTGTCTTATGAATTTGTTAAAGTAGCAAAAGAAAAAAAGAAGAGACTGACACAAGAGGATAATAATTTACCAAGATTTGGTCTTCCTATTGGCGGTGGACTTGGTGATGAAATAACTCAGTATAGACCAATGACAGTAACTGGATTTACTGGAGGTTTTGGAAGCTTAGGTTCAATATCCGAATCTATTCAGTCATGGGTACTCAATCCACAAACTCAACAAAAGTTTGCAGAAAAGTATGGCGAAATATGGGAAGAAAAACTTATTGAAGCTGCAATAAGACTTGAAGAAGCCGGTTGTGGTTGTGATCATTCAGGTAAAAAGAGTATCAAGAAATTAAAAGAGGCATGGCCCTCTGCACCATACAAGTCAACATATGGTGACATGAGTCCTATAGCAAATCAGAATAAAGATGAGCTAGAAGAAGATACACCAGCATGGCAAAGAAGTGAAGGTAAAGATCCAAAAGGCGGGTTAAACCGTAAGGGTATTGCTTCATATCGTCGTGCTAATCCAGGTTCTAAGCTTTCTATGGCTGTAACAACACCACCATCAAAGCTTAAAAAAGGTAGTAAGAAAGCTAAAAGAAGACTTTCATTTTGTAGAAGAATGAAGGGTATGAAAAATAAGTTGACCTCAGCTAAAACAGCAAGAGATCCAAACTCAAGAATCAATAAGTCTCTTCGTAAATGGAATTGCGAAGAGTAGAAAATAGATAAATACAAGTAAATATCCATAGAGGACAACTAAAATGCTTAACAAAAATGATCCATTAATTGGCGCAGTTCAAGAAGTGATGAGAAGAAATCACCTTGAGCGTGAAGTCGCAAAACTAGTTAACGAAGCCTTTGGCATTGAAGACCGTAAGGCTCTTCCACATGAGTATCAGGCTGAATGGGACTCTGTATATCAGCAGGTATTGGCTGAGGGTGCTGACCTTGCAGCACTTGCACCACCTCATCATAAGGTAACAAAAAAAGACGTTCTTGTAGGTCGCGGTGTTCTCAAAAATCATCCATCAAAGCCAGGCAAGCATGTTTTAGCTAAAGAAGAACATCTTGAAGAAAGAAAGTTAAACCCACATGCTGTTGGTATGGCTGCGGTTAAAAAGTCCACCGGTGATGAACCACCAATGAAAAAAGAAAATATCATGAAGGCTCACAAGATAGCAAAGAAGATCATTGCTAAGATGAATGAGGGTTTTAATAACCGCCACGGTTTGAGCGTAAATGCTCCTGCTAAAACGCAGGCTGTGGCGGTTTTAAAAGAAGATACCAGTGAATATATGGATCAAGAATTTGAGAGAAGAGGTTTGCAACCTCCAGGCGGCGGAATGCCTGGAGGAGGCGCTCTCAAAAAAACAGGAGTTGGCGGCGGCCGCGTTCGCATTGATCCTGGTTTAAAGTATATTAATACTGCTACTGGTAAAAAATTAAAGCAAACTGATATACCTAGAAAGAAAAGAATTGCTCCAAAAAGAAAACCTGTGCAGCAACAACAGCAACGACCAGCTAAACCACCTAGTGGCATATTCTTAGATAATCTTGCAAAAGGTAGAAAAGGTGTAGCAACAGATAGAAGACCAGCAGGAACATCAACTGTTCCTCAGATAAGACAAACAAGACCTGCAGCAGGAAGTAATCTTCCTCAAGGTCCTTGGGGTGGTATAAACAGAAGAGGCGGTGCATCGACTAGACCAACAGGTCTTGCTGCCGGTTCTGCGAGAAGACCAGCAGGGCAATCAGCACCTCCGATGCTTCAACAAGGAACTACGTTGCCTCCACCAAAAACACGAAGTAGTGTTATAAGAAGAGGTGGTGCCGCATTGGCAGCCGGCGCAACAGCACTGGCTGCTGTGACTAGATCAGTCGGCAATGAACCTCCTGTATCTACGGCTGCTAACAGCCGCAGCCTGGCTGCTAATTTGAATGCACTCAACGCTAAGGCTCCTGGCATGGGCGGACTAAATTATAGACCTCCTGTATCTACGGCTGGCAAAGATAACCCTGGTGTAGGTATAGGTCAAGGTCCTGGTGCGCCAGATAAAACTAATTTGAAACCTCAAGGTGTTACAGCCAGAAAGATTGAGACTCCTGTTAGAAAAGTAACTGACACTGAAATTATGAATGCGCCTCAATATAAGCAAGCAGTTAAATCTGTTGGTGGCGAAGCAGGCGCTCGTAAAATACAAGCAGGAACAGACGTTTCAGGTGTAGGTAAAGTTGAAAAAGGGCAAACAATTTGGTCAAAGGTAAAATCACAACTTGAAAAGCAGCCTGTCAAAGGATTTGAAATGGGTGCTAACAAAGGTGGAGCTGGCAGATAATGAATAACAAACAACTTGCGGAGATGATCAAACATCTTCGCAATGAAAAACTAAAAGAACAGAAAGAAATTAAAGCTCAATCAAAAGAATATTTGAAAAAGCAAAAGTTCAATCCTGTTCATTCTGGGCCAGAAGGCGATACACCTAATAGATATGCACATGGTATGGAAGAATCTATGAGTAGAACAGTATCATCTGGTTTAGGAGGCAAACATAATCCAAGAAGAGCCGCATTTCCTTCAAATCTAGCTAATTTAAAAGTTAGAGCAGGATGGGGAAGAGAAAATCAAACTCATGATACAAGAAGATACGGAGTCAGATTTAGACCTGTATCAGAAGAAGAAACTGAAAAGCTAGGTTCTACTAACACGAAAAAAAAGACTCAGAGTGTTACTATTACACCAGAGTTTGAACCATTTGGTAAACAATAGATTTATTGATAAATAAAAGAAATTAAAAGGAGTAATAAAAATGCCACTATGGGGTAGACTAGATAATGCAACAGGCAATCAAAAGCCACGATTTGCTAATACATCAAATAGCACATCAAATTCTACAATCAATGGAACAGTAGCTAACACTAATGCTTATTACGGCAATATGTATGGCGTATCTGCTACAGAATCTGCTGCAAATCCAAACGAAGCAGTACATGCTGGTTGGGTTTCACAGAAAATTGGAACAGGCCCAGTTATTTCTATTGGAATTACCTCAGGTGGTTCTGGTATCAATGCAGCCGGTTATCTATTAATTACTGATAGCAGTTATCTCAAGCAAGGTGCAGGATTTAATGCTTCATTCACTATTGCTAATTCTCAAAATACATTGCAGTCATTTTCTACAAATTCAGCATTGAACGTTATTAATTCTATCACCATCGTAAATGGTGGTTCAGGGTTCTCAAACGCATCTGCATTGAATGTTAGAACAAATGGTTCAAATACTACATGGCCAAATCTATCAATTACACTTGGTGGGCGCGCAGGTCGTATCAACTATGAAACCATTGTAGCAATGGGAAGCATCACTGGTGATGATCCATTAGATAACGTATACTTCTCAGGCGTCTAATTAAAAAATAAGGTGTTATAAAAATGAAAACTTTTAGACAAAAAATAGCAGAAGAAATAATGCCACAATCTCTATCTGATAAAGAGTTTGTAGGTGTTGAAAGTGAAGCTGTTAGAGATAATATCAATGGTTTGATTAAAGGCGTAACTTCTAAGGCTTTTATAACACCTTATATTGGGCTAGAAAGAGTAAGAAAAGTTTTAGCGTATTTCCACATATCTATTCCTGGATATAACTTCATGCAGGGCGACTATGGATATAATATTTTCAATATCAACCAATTTGGCACAAAATATGGCCAAACAAATGATGGGCAGATCATTGTCAAAGAAGATTCTCCATATTCAATTTACTTTGAATGGCAAATGAATGAAGATGGTCTATTCGATATCTTTTCAGAAATCGTAACAGATGATGAACTAGAAGAAATTCTAGCTGACTATGATAGTGAGTCTGAAGATAATGAAGAAAATGAAGAAGAGTATTCTTCAAATTCTCAACAAGATTATGAGCATAACAAAGAAGAACATGAAGGTTTGAAAGAAGAGATTCTTAGTGAAATTAAAAAGGTAGCTAAAAGAGCCGAAGATAAAGCGGCCAAAAAATATTATGACGCATATGATGCAGAAACTAAGGCTAGAGAAGACTTTCAAAAGAAAAAGACTCCTGAAGCTAGAGAAGCTACTGAAACTGCAAAAGATAAAAGATTAAAGGCAAAAGACCGTTTGATTAAGTTCCAGAAGTATAATCATAAAAAATAATGTTTGATAATCTAAATGATGACAACTTTATGCTCTATGCGATGAAGGCCTATGAAAAACCAAATGCAATAGTGTCTGAATTTGAAGAAGACTTGAAGCGTATAAAGTATGTAAAGAGATTAATAAAAAGGTATAAGGCTATTGGTGAACTAAAAGAGAGGTTAATACTCAACCACATTATTATACTCTCTAATGTTTTTGGTATAGAACCAACTGTTAGGATGTTATTCTATAAAATAGACTTTGTAGACTATTCAGTACTTAAAACATTTCTTCTGTTTCTAAACTTTATGCCTAGGCATATTAACGGAATAAAAGGACAATACTTAAATTCTTCAGATATAAGTGTAGACTTGGTGGTTGGAAAGAAACTAAAGGAACTATAAAGGTATTCATTTTATACGGCACATAGCCAATATAAAGGTCTGTCAAGGGTATGTCAAGAGAAAAAGATCATTTTGCACTAAAAAATTTTCTTAGTACAAAGATAGGTAATAAGAAATATTACCATTATGAACATCCTACAGATACAAGTTTTAGGTGGGAAGGTGAAGCATGGGATAAGAATCATGCAAGAAGTAAAGCATTAGATGCATATGAAGATCACAAGGCAGAAAAGAAAATAATGAAAGAAGATATGTATAATCAAAAAGACCATTATGCCGCCATAGAGGATGTGCATGTAAACTTAGAGAACAGAAATCATGCCTTTGAAGAGTATGGCTATGGACCTCTGAATCCTAGAGAACCTAGCAATGACTTTTGGAAACAAAAGGCTAAGGTATTCAATACCACTCCAGAAGAAGCAAAGAAGTCTCGCTGCGGAAACTGTGCAGCATTCAATCAATCAAAAGAAGTAATGAAGCGTATTGCCGCCGGGCTTGGCCCTGTTGGTGATGTTATTGCTGAAAAGGCTGATCTTGGCTTCTGTGAGATGTTCAAGTTCAAGTGTGCTGCGGAAAGAACATGTGATGCATGGCTTGTCAACGGCCCAATCACTGAAGGCATTTCAGACTATCTTCCATCTGCTGATTCGGTTTATGCATTTGGTAGAAATGTTGCTGACACTGCTACATTTGGTGGCTACAAGTATGCAAGGGCTGGTGTTGATTATGCTGCAAAAAATGTGTCAGCTAAACTTGGTTATGGCAAAGGTACCACATATGATAAAGAATTAAAGCAGGAAAAAGAAAAACTTGCTAGAGATGATGTAAAGAATCCAAAAGCAGCAGCAGCGGGTGATATTGCTGGTTATGCTGCTCTTGCTGTCGCGCCTGAAATACCTGCTGTTGGTAAAACAATTGGCTCCGTAATAGGTGCAGGTGAGAAAGCAAGTAAAGTTCCTTATTATGTTGGTCTTGCTAGAAAAGCAGTCGGCATGGAAGAAGAAATGAATGTGAGTGCTATTGCAGGAACAGGTGATCCAAGATTACCACCAGATCAAAGAGAACCTGGTAGACCTCCTGAATTTATGCCTATGTTAAGAAGAAAAACACCAAGAGGTAAGTTTGCCGGCTATGAGACATTTATTCTACCTCACTCAACATATCTTTCTCTAAAAGAAGCGAAAAGAAAACATAAGCACTGGAAAAAATATCTGGAAGAAGATGATTCTTATTACGATATTAGAGAATATGCCATGAAGAAAAATGGACCAATAGTAGTAGAAGATGAGCGGACTGGAGCATGTATGTTTGTTCGTTACGGTAAACAAGGTCTACATGAAGCATGGACAAACAGAGCAACCCGATCAATGGGTAAAATAATAACAAGAGCGGGTGCGAATATAAGTTCACGGTCTACAGAAAAGATCGGTGATTATGACAAAGAACATTCTATTCATACAGAAACGGATAGTTTTGAATTCAATAGACCGATTCGTCATTATCATCTCGTTCATAATACAACTGGGCACATTACACACTCTGTAAATGGTCCAGTAAAAAATAATATTCTGTCTGTCTACAATGCTGGAGCTTCAGAAGAAAACAAAAAGATTGGCACAAAAGTAAAGATGGAAGATTTCTATCATCATCTTCTAAAAAGAGGTGCGCGACATGAAGCATCAGGCAGTAAAGAACGTAATAGATTTCCAGTTGGTTTAGTAGGCACAAATCATTCCGGTCCTAGTGAGGATGAAGAAGGTGATTACGGCGCACAGAGAGTCTGGAGAAATCTAGCAAAAAAAGCAAGAATGACTGTTCATGGATTCAAAGGTGGTAAAAAAGGAACAGCAGTAAATCTTGGCAAGGCAGAAGATCCTACAGAAACACATGCAGATGCTCACGAATATAACAATTGGTCGGGTCAACCAGCCCGTGGTGCAGATAAAGAAAGAACAGAAATTGGTAAGATGTCATTGGTTGCTGCTTATGATGCTACAGGTGAAAGACCTAAGAAATCAAGAACTAAAAAGATTACAGTAAATAGAAGAGGAAGATAACTATGACAAATTGGCCACTACAACGCGACTGTGATTCATTCTATGGTAATCCGCGCGGTAAGAACGCAACTCAACCATCAGCGAAATGGGAATCAGCATATCTTGTCCCATTCAAACCACCATTTCGTATCACATATGCTGGTAAGCCAGTATCACAGTTCAAAGTAAACAAGAACTGTCTTGTTGCTTTTCAAGAAGCATTCAACAATCTATTGAAAGCAGCAGGTGGCAAACAAGCCACTTTAGATCATTGGGGTGTATCTATCTTCGCTGGATGTTATAACTATCGCCTGATGCGTGGCGGTAACAGCCTATCAATGCACTCATGGGGTTGTGCTATAGACCTTGATCCAGCAAACAATTCTCTTGGTGATCGTACACCTCGCTTCTCTCAGTTCTCGGAAGTGCTTGATGCATGGGAAAGAACAGGCGCAGTGTGGGGTGGTGACTGGAACGGAAACAAGGATACATTAGACGAGCGCCGTTGCGATGGTATGCACTGGCAGTTTGCGAGACTGACAAACAGTCAAACTGCCAAGCCAAACAACAATACAGTCAGACCAGCACAACCAACAATCACTCCTACTATTCCTGCAATTGTGGTTGCTAAAAGAGGCGACCAATCACCTTACGTTGCAGATTTACAGAATATGTTAATAAATAAGGGTTCTGCAATCACTGCCGATGGCGATTTTGCCGCTAAAACAGAACAAGCTGTGAGACAGTTCCAACAAAATAATGGTTTAACAGTGACAGGATCTATCGACACGGATACGCTCAACAAACTAATGGTGTAAATATGGAAGAATCTTGGCTAAAACAATATTGGAGACCCGCAATTGCATGGCAATATCTTGCTGTGTGTATATTTGACTTTATTGTCTTTCCGGCAGCATACATGTATTTTACAAAACAACCTTATGATCCTATTACATTGAAAGAAGGTGGGTTCTATCACTTGGCTATGGCAGCAATTATTGGTGTGGCCGCATGGACGCGCGGGCAGGAGAAGATTACTCGTATATTAGAAGGCACAGAAGAAGTATCTACCGAAAAAACAAAGACAACTCAAACATCAGCGAGTAAAAAATGAAAACATTCAGGCAGTTTATAAATGAAGAAACAAGTGAACAGAAGTTTGCTAGACTACGTGCAGATGCAGCAAAATTAAGAGACACAAATTCTGCTAAGATTGATGCAGGTTTTGAAAAAGTCCAAAGGGATCTCAATAAACTTGATGCACAAAATCCAAAAAAACCTGCGGAAACAAAAGTTGTCACAAGACCTGAACTTCCTACAGCAGCTGTAAAAAAACCAAAGTCTTTACCAGATGATGACATTTTTTCTGGTTCTAGACATAGTGATGGTAAGACTGTACAAGTAAGTAATCAACAGACAGTAGTTACACCTGATAAACCAATGGTTGGTAAAGATGATGCAGTTAGAAAATTACTGAAGCAGAAAGGGCTTGAAACTAGATCCATTTATCATCCTGATCATGAAATAGCAAAACGTGAGTACGGAATTACTTCAAGTAATAAAATTCAAGATAGAGTTCCACAAGAACAACCAGCACCGAATAAACCCGCTGCTGCTGAACCTGCAAAAGTTCAAAGACCATTTCCAGATAAAGCACCAGAGAAACAATTTGGTCAAGACACCAAAATGAAACTGTTGAAGTTGAATAGTCGCATTGATAGTAACACCGCAAAGGTAAATAAACCAGAACCAAAAGTAGGTTCTCTTGCTGTAAAACAGTCTGGATATCCAGCAGCAAAGAAGCCAAATCTTTCTCTTGCTCCTGCTGAATCGCAGAGAGCACCTTCTCCACCGACATACAAGATTCAGCCAGGTGATAATCCTACGAAGATTGCAAAGAACTTAGGCATATCATTACAGGATCTAGAAAAGAAAAATCCAGGTATATTAAAACGTGCTAAGAGATTGAAGATTGGAGGAACGATTAACAGATGAAGACGTTCAAGCAGTATCTTGAAGAAGCAATGAATGAACCTTACGAACATGAATATCATGGTTCTACCGAGAACTCTTCTGGAGGAGTAGATCATCACTATTCATTTAGAGACAAAAAAGCCAAAGCGCGCACACATGTCTACATCTCTCACTATGAATCAAACACCGGTGAAAAACGCGCTGATATAAACTTCACAGATGAAGAAGGCGACATTGAAGCGACAGGTAAAAGCGGTGCTGGTATGGCAAACAGAGGTATGGCAACAGTAAAGCATATTGTGCAAAAACATGTTAATAAACATTCTGATATAAAGATGTTGACTTTCAGTGGCGCAAACGACAGAGGAAGAGGCAGTCTATATGCTCGTATAGCCCGTCTCTTCGGAGGAAAAACTGTTCCTACCAATGCATATTCCAGTAAACATTTTATTCCAGTAAATAGAGGGTAAAACTATGTTAGCAATACTATCACCATTCTTAGGTATCATCGGTAGTCTTCTACCATCTATCGTAAGAATATTTGAACGTAAAGTGGAGTTAAAGCATGAAATTGAACTTACAAAGATTAAACTTGATGCAGCCGAACGTCAGGCCGACCTCACTTACAATATTGAAATGGTCAAGAACGATGCTGTCTCACGACAATCTGCTCTTGATCATGATAAGTCTCTTGATGGTGGAGTCTTTATTAACGCACTACGCGCTTCTGTTCGCCCAGTAGTCACATATGTTTTCTTCTTTACATTCCTTGCAGTCAAGATATCTGCTGCATATGTAATGCTTTCGTCTGGGCAGTCAGTTCCTGAGATGTTGAAGGCTGTATGGGATCCAGAGACAATGGCTCTATTTTCTACAATCATTGCATTCTGGTTTGGTAGCCGTGTGATTGAAAAGCAAGATAGAAACCCTCTACCTCAGGCTCAGATTACAGTAACGACTACACCTAAGAAAAAATAAATAGAACAAAAAGGAGTGAAGTGAAGTGTCTGAATCAGAAATCAAAGTTGATATTGAATTGTTGAAAAAAGATGTAATCACAATGTCAGCCTTGCTGGAAAAGTTTGACACTACGATTGACAAGATGCAGGAGATTGCGTCTAATCTTTCTAGAATGGTATCTTTGCAGGAGCAGAGACTTGAAAACCAAGAAAAGATAACCGCAGAGGTACAGAGTGTTCTGGAAATGAGAAGACAAGAACATAATAACAACATAAAAGAAGTCTATAATCGTATAAATACGGTAAACAAAGAACTTACCGACAAGATAGAATACACAGAAAAGGCCATTCTCAAAGAACTGCACAGTCTAAGAGAAGACATCTCCAAGAAGAATGAAGGTTTTGGAAATAGATTGGGTCAGATTGAGATGTGGAAATATGGCGTAGTAGCTATTATCGCATTCGTTATGTTCCTAATCGGTAAAAACGCAATCAGCATTAGCAAACTATTCGGGCTATAAGGAGCAAAACAATGGACATCAAAGAAAGATTTTACGCAAACTTGGCTATCATCCGTGAGCAAATGGCAGGTGTTGATATGCAAGAAGCGGAACAGTTAGATGAAATCTCTCCAGAAACACTTAGAAGATATATTGACAAAGCGCCAGACAGTGTAAGAACAATGGCCGCCAAAACTGTCGTGGGCGCTTCAGCAGCAGACGCAAAGGCTTTCTATAAGAAGAATGACGCGAAAGTGAATCGTCGTATGAAATACTTCAAGAAGGCTCTAAGAAAATATGATAGCAAGAAGTAATTGACTTTCTGAACCACTCTGTTATAATGCCGTCTAAGTACAACTAGGTGGCATTATGTCTTTATACATCGACAAAAAGTTCGTTTCCCTCGTTTCCACAAAATTGGAACGCTTCAAGCAGAAATCAGAATTTCTGTGGAATTTTCGCTGTCCAATTTGCGGAGATTCCCATAAGAACAAGTTGAAGACGCGCGGCTATTTCTATCGTCGCAAGTCCGATTTGTATTTCCAATGCCATAACTGCGGCACATCCCTGTCTATTGGTAATTTTCTCAAGACAATTGACCGTTCGCTATATCGTGAGTATCAACTTGAACGCTACAAGAATGAATCTTCTGGTAATGTAGCAAAGCCTGACTTCTCATGGGCCAAGACAAAGCCTGTGTTTGAGTCGAAGACTATCACACAAGAGTCGAAAATCAATCTACCAACAATCGACTCGTTGAAGGAAGATCATGTTGCAAAGCAGTATATGCTGAAGCGCAAGATTCCGCGTGAACACTTGGATCGTATCTACTATGCCGACAATTTCAAAGCCTTCGTGCTGGAGATGCTTCCTGACTATGAGAAGACATTATATGATGAACCGCGCATTGTATTCCCGTTCTATGATCAGGACAAGAAACTGCTTGGCTTTCAAGGGCGCGCATTGAATGATTCCAAAGTCAAGTACATCACAGTCAAGATGGATGATGACTTCCAGAAAATCTATGGGCTTGATAGAGTTGATCTGACAAAGAGAGTATATGTGGTTGAAGGTCCAATTGATTCTCTGTTCTTGCAGAATTCACTTGCAACTATGGACTCCGCCCTGTATAATATATCTCTTTTACTCGGTAATCATGACTATGTGTTTATTCATGACAACGAACCGAGGAATTCTGCTATCGTAAAGCAGATGGAAAAGACTATCAAGCAAAATAAAAATATTTTTATTTGGCCTCAAGATATAGTGTCCAAAGACATCAATGACTACATCTTGACTGGAGCCACGCCAAGTGAGATCCAAAGCCTTATAGATAAGAATACGTTCAATGATTTGAGAGCAAAGTTGGAGTTTGAAAGATGGAAAAAAGTGAGAACAGATCCTTCAACTCAAAAAGAACATAGACTTATCGCTGAACAAGCAAAACAGATTATTCTTGAGCAATTTCCCTCGCTCAAGGATGTATTAGACAACAACCAATAATAAAATAAAGAGGACCATTATGGACATTAGCAGAAATATTCTTTCTGAAATCACTACACATATGAAATATGCCAAGTATGATCCTGTCTTGAAAAGACGCGAGACATGGAATGAAATCATAGACAGAAACAAGAACATGCATATTGAAAAGTTTCCTTCTCTGAAAGAAAATATCGAGGCAGCTTATAAGTTTGTGTATGATAAGAAGATTCTGCCCTCTATGAGGTCTTTGCAGTTCTCAGGTAAACCCATTGTCATCAACAATACAAGGCTTTATAACTGCTGTTTTCTTCCGGTAGATGATCCGACTGCGTTCTCGGAAATAATGTTCCTTCTTCTTTCTGGTGTAGGTGTTGGCTACTCAGTTCAAAATGCACACATCGAGAAGTTGCCTTCGATTACCAGGCCGACAAAGACCAAGAGATATTTGATTGGCGATTCTATTGAAGGTTGGTCTGATGCTGTCAAGATTCTGATGAAAGCGTATTTCACAGGAAAACCTTTGCCTGTGTTTGACTATTCTGATATTCGTCAAAAGGGCGCCTTATTGATAACTGCTGGCGGAAAAGCACCTGGTCCAGAACCTCTGAAAGATTGCATTCATAATATTCAAAAAGTATTGGACAGAAAACAAAGTGGTGAACAACTGACCTCAATAGAAGTCCATGATATCTGCTGCTATATCGCTGATGCTGTTCTTTCTGGTGGAATCAGAAGGTCGGCAATGATATCACTATTTGATATTGATGATGATGATATGCTGACTTCAAAGTTTGGTAATTGGTGGGAAGAAAATCCACAAAGAGCAAGAGCCAATAACACAGCAGTTGTTGTTAGACATTTGATCAGTGAAGATGTATTTTTCGAACTGTGGAATAAGATTGAGAAGTCCGGTTCAGGAGAACCTGGAATATTTTTTACAAATGATGCAGCTTGGGGATTGAATCCTTGTGCTGAGATATCTCTGCGTCCTTTCCAGTTCTGCAATTTATGCACCATCAATGTTGGTGAGTTGGAAAACCAAGAAGATTTGAATCAAAGAGCAAGAGCAGCAGCATTTATCGGCACACTTCAAGCATCATACACCAACTTTCATTATCTGCGAGACATTTGGAAAAAGACAACAGAGAAAGAAGCATTGATTGGCATTTCAATGACTGGTATTGCTTCTGGTGCTGTGTTGAACCTTAATATGAAAGAATCAGCAAACATAGTCAAGGAAGAAAATGCCAGAGTCGCTGAGTTGCTTGGTATAAAGGCTGCGGCCAGAACAACCACTGTTAAGCCAGAAGGAACATCTTCTCTTGTTCTTGGAACATCATCAGGCATTCATGCGTGGCATAATGATTATTACACTCGGCGTATTCGTGTAGGCAAAGATGAAGCCATCTATAGGTATTTGAGTCAGAATCATCCTCAGTTGGTAGAAGATGATTTCTTCAAGCCAAAGCAACAGGCTGTAATTTCTGTTCCTCAAAAAGCACCAGATGGTGCCACAACAAGAACAGAGACAGCACTTGATCTGCTCAAACGAGTTGAGATTATTTATGGCAAGTGGATTACTCCTGGTCATAGAAAAGGTGTGAACAAGAACAATGTTTCAACCACAATTACTGTCAAGCCACATGAGTGGAAAGAAGTTGGTGAGTGGATGTGGAACAACAAAGAGAAGTTTACAGCACTTTCAGTTCTGCCATACAGCGATCATACATATGTTCAGGCACCCTTTGAAGATTGCACGAAAGAAGAATATGAAGAAAAGTTCAAGTTGCTTTCTGATGTTAATCTGATGGATGTCATTGAAGAAACAGATAACACAAATCTTGCAGATCAAGTCGCTTGTGGTAGAGGAGGCTGTGAGATATAAGGAAGACTCATATGACAAAAGAAGTAGATAAGATAAAATGCAACTACTGTGAGTCAACATACAAAGTGCTTTACGACTATAAAGAGACGCAGGGGCAGCCACGTTTTTGCAGTTTCTGCGGCGAAGAATGTTTTGATGAAGATGGTGTTGATCTAGAGGAAGATGATAATGAGTGAAGATTACGCAAAGGGTTTCAAAGACGGCTTTGCTGCCGGTCTTGAAGAAGGCAAGAAGTTAGTGCCGAGAGATACTGTATTTCAACCAGGCATTCTAGGCTTACCAAATACATGTCAGGTATGTGGTAGATTGCAGAATGGTATTCAAGGATATGTATGTTATGATCCGCGCTGCTCATCTCGCGTGACATGTGGTGTTGTAACAGGTTCTGATTCGCCGTCATATACTACTGGTACAGGTGCCAACGGACCTGCAGGCGGTCTTCATGATGGATTAGGCAAGTCTTTCTGGTAACATACATACTCCAAAAGGGGTATGTTCATGTGGCTTTACAACGACAAAGAGATTGGTGATGAAGATATAGAAGGCTATGTTTCATTCGTATATCGCATCACCAATCTAGAAACAGGAAGACAATATATTGGTAAAAAAGTCCTCAAGACATACCAAAGAAAAAAAGTCAAAGGCAAAACGCGAAAAAAGAAAGTCCAGAAAGAATCAGACTGGAAATCTTACTACGGATCTAACCTCATACTTCTTGGAGATGTTGAGAAACTGGGACGAGACAAGTTCAAACGAGAAATCCTAAAACTTTGTAAGACACGCGGAACAGCAAACTACTGGGAAGCATGGTATCAGATGAACGAGAAAGTTCTAGAATCTGATAACTACTACAATGACCACATCTGGGTCCGTGTTCATCGCTCTCATATAAAATCATAACTGCGACAATGTTGCACTTGCTTTCAAATGCTGCATGTGCTAAATATGAATGTATCAATAACAACTCAGAAAGGAGTCCTACCATGATTGCATGGGGAAGAATGATGATGTCGGCTATGAATGGTTTTCGCAAAAATAATGATACTGGTTTAGTAAGAATGTTTCGCGTTGAATACGCAAACGAGTACCGCCACATGGAAAAGATGGGATGTGAAATAAATGACAGTTTTGTGAAGCAATTCTTATCAGACAGAAAACAATCACAGACAGCCTAAAATAGCAATAATACTACTGATAGTTGTGTAGCAGGTATGTGCCCATCGCATACCTGCTATGCTTTTGGAAACATTGAAACCCGCGCTTGTCATCACTATCTATAGGACATGATGATACGACTCCCCTTCCTTCGCACCCTCTACCGCTTCTTCATTGGCCCGCTTCCCCGCCGTATGCGCCAGGTGCATGGCAGACATGCGGTTTGATCGCTTTAAAATCCCGACTCCAATCACTATATTATAAGAGTAACAAGAGAGGTTCTAATGGCTAAGGTAAAAGTCCCGGTTGAGTTTCTGTCTGATTATGCTCAGTACATCAAGACTGATTACATCAAGTGGTGGGGTGCTAAGGCATCTCAGCCGCATGTTCAGGAGATGATTGCTGACTTCACTATCACGTTTGAGCCTGGTTCGTCTTATATCAAGGTCGTCAAGGCTAACGCTGACGGCTCTCAGGCTTCGGTTCACTCCTTTATTGTGAACAAGGACACGAAAAAGTATCTCGCTGGCACGATTCTCAAGCCTGCGTCTTTCAAGGCTCCCGCAACCAATTTCGGACGCGCACACCTCTACTATCGCGATTCTTGGGAAGGTCGTGTGACCTGGACTGGCGCTAACTAATCAATTCAACTGGAGATAATAACATGAATCGTCGTGAATATAACGGTTGGTCTAATTACGAAACTTGGCTTGTGTCTATGTGGTAGGGTGATGTTTTCACCGACATGGCTAACGAAGGCGAAAATGTCACTGCTGAGTATATGCAGTCTTTCGTTGAAGAGATGCTGGAATCTGACGGTGCCCTGCCGCAGTACGGCTTTGCCGCTGATATCATGAACGTGGCCCTCCGCGAGGTTGACTGGGATGAGTTGGCTGAGCATTATGAGGTGGAAGAGGAAGATGCGTAATCATATAGCAAAGGTTCTGTGGGCGCCGAAGTTTCGCCCGCAGAAAATCAAGTCCGTCAAAGTCTATTCGCGTAAAATCAAGCACAAGAGAAAGTCCAATGACTCCGTTTAGAACGTATGAAGAGATTCCGATACTCATTCAAGAATATATCTTGACAGTGGCTGACGAAAAGTCTATTATGGACATACCTCTTGAAGATATCAATTCCTTTATTGATGGTCTTCATCAGTATTACGAAACGAAGCCTGAACTTGAAGAAGATGGATGGGTGCTATAATGGAAGTTTACTCTGGTTCTTTTGCGTCTTGGTCCGATGTGTGTCGTGAATTCCAAGAACTTGTAGATTTGCCCGACGAAGTATTGTTGGCTGTGTATGACTCTCAGGCGTATGAGGGTTATGCCGATGTGATATACCGTCAGGCTGACCGATACTACTGGGTGCATAGTTCTCACTGTTCGTGCTGCGGACTTGAGGATCAGTGGTCTCCTGAAGAGTATTCGGCTGAACTGCTCGTAGCGGCCTTGCGCCGTGGCGACCACTTCTACTGGTCCGAAGACTCTGCGGCTCTCCGTGATGCTGTTATAGACCGTGTTCTCGCGCGGTCTTCCTATGATTTGGGGCACGCTTAATGGCACTGGTATATACCAAGACTTCCTCTGGTCGCAAAAAGCCGTCTGCTAAAACTTTGCGGATGCGCGAGGAACGTAAGGCTTATTTCGCGTCTATTCTCAAGAATTCAGCAAAGGAACGCCCGCTCAATTTGCCTGAGCCGCTTGAACAAAAGTCACTCCCGCCGCTGTCTAACTCGGTCGGCAATGGCTTCAAGCGGTCAGTTGATGATTACAAGTGGAAGCGCGACCGTGAAGAGTCTGCGGCTACTATCGCAGAGATTGAGCGCAAGAAGACTCGCGTGGCTCCTGGTTGGAACAAGGGTGCGGTTCAATACTTGACTGACGGCACCGATCCTGCTACAATTGGTCGTAAGATATAAAGAAAGGTAATGTAAATGTTCAAATATGATCTCGGTCAGACTGTCTTTTATTTGAAGGATAACAAGTTCAATTCTTCACAGATTCTTTCACGCAAGTTGATTGAAACTCTGCCTGATAAGGAAAACTATTCAACCAGTTTTGGTAAAAACTCAATCGTATATGCTGTCGCAACTGGCAGTTATTATGAACATGCTCTGTTTGATAGTGTGGATGGACTTGCATATCATCTGAAAAAAGAATTGGTGGAACATAAAATTGGTGGAACATAAATGAGTGACTTTCCTGAACTGGACAAACTTGTAGAAGAGTGTCCATATGAAACGAAACTGGCCGTCACTGCTTGGATAATCCGCAACATTGTGGATCACGCTCAACAGGGCGGCTCTTATCGTTATCTGATCTATGATCGGCTTGGTTTTGATATTGATGCTTATGTTCCTTTATATGAAGCAGGCGGAATGGAAATCTCAAATAACTTTGACTTAGACCAAATACCTGCTATAATAAAGACTGTGCAGGAACACAAGTTTGAGCCGTTGAAGAATCTGCTAAATCTATGTGATGAACCAGATTGCTTTGATGGAATCTCTTGTGGTTGGCCAAGTGATAATGGTTATCGTCGCACATGCCATAGACATTCAAAATTTGTGAAAGAGACGGACAATGAGCAAGTGGGGAAGTGAAGTTGAGGTTGAACGCCGTTATCGTTGGAATCTAAGTAAGGGATATTACAAGTGAAAGAATATACGGTAAGATATCATCTTGGTGCTTATGTCTATGAGTCTGTCGTGAGAACTTCAAGTTCTCGCGCTGCAATGCTTTGGGTTGAAGCAATCGGTGGATATAATCCTGTTGTGATGAAAGAAGTAGAATTGCCTGAAGAGCGGTATGCAAAATGAAGACACTGAGTGAATATAACACTGAATGGTCTGAGAAGAACAAGAAGCTTGGTCGCGGTGAAAAGTGGATCAATCTAGCTTGTGATCACTGCGGGCATGAACTCACAGGAGAAAACAGTTTGCTAATGTCTAGCCCTCCGCAACAGAACATCTATTGTCCGAGTTGTGGTTGGTCAGGTAGGAGATTTGTATATTGAAGTTCGGTATCTTTTCAGACCTGCACATGGAGTTTGAGCCGTGGTTCTTTGAACCCGATCCTGATGTGTTCTATCTCAACGCAGGCGACACACATCCGCAACAGTTGACCCGCGATTACTTTATGAAGATCATGGGTCCCAACTATTTCTATGTGTATGGTAATCATGACTACTACGGCGGAACATTCAAGGATGCTGAGCTTGATGTGTTTAGTCGCAGTGTAAATGGTCTAAAGATTGCTGGCGCTACTCTGTGGACTGATATTCGTCCTGATCGCTGGTGGGACTTCCGTGAGTACATGATGGACTATCGTTGCATCAAGGGCATGAACTATGATAGATATATGAATGCTCATAAGACGCATCATGACTATCTATTCAACTCTGGCGCTGATATCTGGGTTGTGCATCACTGCCCATCGTTCCAGTCCGTGCATGAGAAGTATCGTAACTCAAACGGAAATGACTTCTTTGCTACAGAACTATCTCACAAGATTTTGGACATGAAGAAGCCGCCGAAGTTGATCGTGCATGGCCACACGCATGAGCGAATGGACTACATGATCGGCGATACTCGCGTGGTCTGTAACCCTCGCGGATATCCTAACGAAAACGAATGGTATAAGAACTATGAACCCCTCATTGTGGAAATTGACTAATGACTATTAAACAACGTGCTGCTGTTAATACTGCTTTGGCATTAGGTGTGATTGCTATTATCTTTTCCATTGCGAGTGTGTGGCCGCCAATCTTAGGATATGTTATGCTTACCTTAGTTGCCTCTTTTTTTATCGGTTTCATTTATGGAATTTTTTATCATATTGAAGAGGGAAGGCGCAACAAATGGAAGTAGTTATGTATTCAAAGCCCAACTGTTCATGGTGTGTCAAGGCTAAGGAGTTGATGAACAAAATCGGCTTGAAGTATGATGAGAAAATTCTGGAGCAAGACTATACCCGAGACTATCTTATGCTGCTTGTTCCTGAAAATCTGCCGCTGACTGTTCCACAAATCTTTGTGAATGGCAATCGTATTGGTGGCTATGAAGACTTTGCTGAATGGTGTGATAATCATGGATACGGCGATGGATAAACTCAATCGGAAAGTTCAAGATGCTACAGAAAAATTCCTTGACCGTAGAGCATTGCTCTTTATTGAGGAAGCAATCGCAAACTATTCAGCAAGACATGGCGTAAAAAAGACTCGACAATATCTAACCTATATGCTAGACTATCTACATGAATTTGAAAGAGAGGAAAACTGAAATGTATAATGTGAGTGTGACTAAGAATATGGAAATTGATCTTGAATCTGCTGGCAACATTGTTGCACAGGTGCTTCAGGAAGACTTTGAGTTTATCTGTAAGGAAATTCATGAGTTGAAGAACAAGATGGGCAATCTCAGGGATTTTGAGATTGAAGACTTCAAGCGCAGTGCTGAAGTCCATGATGCTATGAAGGTTCTTCTTAGCTATTACATGACCAAGCGCGACTATGATGAGTTCATGGAACTTCAGAGGGTCTATGGTAATGTTGAGTAAGGCTGAACTGAAAGAGAATCTTTCCAAGTCTGTTGCTAAGGTCGTCTTCAACAAGAGTGATGGTTCAACTCGCATTATGAACTGCACTCTAATGGCAAACTTTCTGCCAGAGAGAAAGCTGGACGAAAACGTCTGTAACATACCGCGCCGGGAAAACGATGATGTTCTTGCCGTGTGGGATCTTGATAACGAGGGTTGGAGGTCTTTCAACATCAATTCAGTAATTGAAGTAGAATATATAGGAGTGAATAGAGGAAGAATCAAAAATAGAAAGGTGATATAGAATGTGGCCAAGAAAGAATAGACCCCGAAAAGGGCGCCGCAAGGTGGGTTCCAAGAAGCGTAAGAAGGCCGCACGTAACCGTAAGGGATAAAGTATGAGCAGAAGCAGGGCTGAACGTAGACACAACCATGAACGTATGTTGAATCGCGTGAAAGGCTTTCACTGGCTAAAAGAAAAGTTTTGGCACGGTACTGAAAGTGAACGAGATTTACATATGCGGAAAATGGCTGAGACTCGGCACCCCTGCTCTTGTTATATGTGCGGTAATCCTCGCAAACATTGGAAAGATGATACTATGCAGGAAAAGAGATTTATGGAAAAGATAAGAACTGACGATGAGTGCTGACAACGGAATATATATTCTCAAGACCGAAGGTCCAGAATACCGTGTTGGATATCATTTAGCCATTGACAACATTTACGGCGAGTTTTCCGATGAATCTTTTCAATGGCAAGGTGATCCTAAGGCGATGTATCTTTATTTCCATGCTGACAAGATATTTTCCAATCTAGAGGAAGCACTTGACTATGCTGGCGAACTCGTCTATAATTATGGCTATCTTGAAGACGGAATCTGTGTGATCACGGACTTTGAAGATTGGAATTTCAATAGTTTGGAGAGGACTTATGGCAAAGAAGCCAAAGACGGTTCGAGGTAAGTTTGCAGATGAAAAGTATCTTGGCTCAGAACCTGATCTTCGCGGTGATGTTACCAGTGCACAGGTCATCCAAGCATACAATTGGTACAATTATTTTTACGACTCAGACCAAGCAAAGGGCTGGGTCATTGAGTATTTAAAAGAGTATTACAAATCAGAAAAGGAACTAATTAAAAATGTCAACAGAATTGATAGCAATCTCACTCGTACTATTGGCTGGAATTGCCGTATACTACTACTGGGCGGCAATCTCTCAGATGAAATCAAAGAACGAAACCTTAACAAAATCCGAACCCTTGCCGCCAGCGCCGCAGCCAGAACCAGAGACGGTGAAGCCGAAGAAGGCGCCAAGAAAGAAGAAGTCAAGCCTGTAATCTCGATTCAGGAACGTGTGGCTAATCGCGCGAATGATCTGATTGCTGAGATTGAAGGGCACCTGGACAACTTCTATCGTGATGGTACGGTATTCAAGCCTTCTGACTGGCTTTCACAAAAGGATGTTAAGCCTGCGATTGCCCAGCGCATTGCAGACTACTACAAACCTCTTTATGCTGAACTGTTTGATGCCTACAACGGCAAGGACGTTCAGCTTAAAGAGGGCTATGCGTCTTGGAAAAAGACAAAACTGAAGATTTACATGGAGTTTGTCAAGTCTATTGTGTCTGCTGCTGAGACTCGCGCAACTGTCGTGAAGGCCGCTCGGAAGCCGCGCAAGAAGAAGGAGAAGTCTCCTGTTCAGATTGTCGCTAAACTCAAGTATAAGGAAAAAGATGAAACGTACTCTCTACAGTCGGCTAGAGCCACTGATATACCGGGATGCAATCAACTTTGGGTATTCAATACGAAATATAGAACTCTCACTGTTTATAACGCTATGGGGCCTGCTGGGCTTGGCATCAAGGGTAGCACACTGACGGGCTTTGATGAGAAGACTTCCATCGTGAAGAAGCTTCGTAAGCCCGAACAGCAACTCAAGTCACTGCTTGATGGTGGCAAGGTCGTGCTTCGCAAGTTTATGGATGGCATCAAGTGCAAGTCTAAAGAAGCGACTGGTCGCATAAATACCGAGACAGTGCTTGTAAGGATTATCAAATGAACAATGTATTCAAGTTTCCAGAACACAAGATCGTAAGAGAAATTACTCCACCTATTGAAGAGATAGAAGCAGCTAAAGAAAAAGGCCGTCAAAATTTTGCAGATGGTATACTTGTTGACTTCATAGATAACACACTTGGTCTCTTAGAAAATTATGGCGTTGATACAGACGGTACAGAATTTGAAAGAGATTTTTCTTTTGCAATAGATACTGTCAAAGCGGCCGTCTATCGTTCAATGGGATTAAAACATCATTTACATGATTTCGTTGACAATAATGTTACAGTCATCAAAAAAGATGACCAAGAAAAATTGGAAATTGATATTCCAAAAGAGTTGGAAGAAATCTTGGTAGAAGATGTCAACGACATCGTAAAAATTGACAATACAGAGTGACTACTATATACTTGTATAGCAACAAGGAAAGATATAATGGCAATTTTGATAGACCTTAACCAGGTCCTAATTTCTAATTTGATGCAGCAGATCAATTCTGATCCAAAGATTAAACTTGAAGAAGCATTGATTCGTCACATGGTATTAAACAGTCTTCGTTCATATGTTCGTCAATTCAAGTCCAAGTACGGTGAGATTATCATTGCTTGTGATTCTAAAAAGTATTGGCGTCGAGAAGTTTTTCCTTTCTATAAATCCAATCGTAAGAAAGACCGAGAAAAGTCCGAGTTTGATTGGACGATCATCTTTGAAACTCTCAACAAAATTCGTGATGAATTGAAAGAACATTTTCCCTATAAAGTAATTGATGTTGAGGGCGCAGAAGCCGATGATGTTATTGGTGTCTTGGCTCCAAGACTAGCTACTAGTAGTGAGGTTTTAATCCTATCTTCTGATAAAGATTTTGTTCAGTTGCAGAAGTATAAGAACGTCACACAATATAGTCCGATCTTGAAGAAGTTTATTCAGATTGAAGATCCAACGCGCTATGTGAAAGAACATATCATCAAGGGCGACAGAGGTGACGGTATACCAAACTTTCTGTCGGCTGATAATATTTTCGCTCTTGGCGGAAGACAAAAATCCATAAATACTAATAAGCTGAATGAATGGCTCATGCAAAGCCCGGAAGAGTTTTGCACGAATGAAATTCTTCTTCGTGGATATAAGAGAAACCAAATGCTGGTTGATCTTGACTATATCCCAGAAAATATCAAGAAGGCCATCGTTGACACTTTTGATAACACAAAGGTCGGCAGCAAACAGAAGCTTTTGAACTATTTTATAGAGAAGAAACTAAAAAACCTAATTGAAGTATTGGATGAGTTTTAATGTACCAGAACATATATGAAATATTCCGCGATTTTGAAAGAGCGCCTGATAGAGCATCTAAAATAGCCGTTCTTCAAAAGAATAAGAGGCAGACTTTGCTTGATGTATTACAGGGCGCTTTTCATCCCGATATTAAATACGTAATTAAGTCTAAACCGTCATTTAGAAAGTCTGATGCGCCTCCTGGCATGGGATATTCATCAATTGATGTTGAGATGAGGCGCATCTATCTATTTGTTGAAGGTTCTAAGAGTGCGCCAAAAGAATTAACCGACATTAGAAGACAGCAACTTTTAATTCAAATATTAGAATCCCTTGAAGCATCAGAATCTGAGGTGTTCATGAATATGATTTTGAAGGACCTGAAGGTCAAAGGTCTAACATACAAGATTGTTCAGGAAGCTTTTCCTGAACTTTTACCGTAATGTAAGTGATGATTGATTTTACTATGTCATTTTTTCTAAAGGGCAAAAATGACAATAAAAAAATACAGGTCAAAACTAGAAAAAGTCATCAATGAAAATTGTGAACTCACATATAACACAACGGTTGAGGATTGTCAGAAATGGTTCAACATCCTCAACCGTGAACTATTCGATAACAGCCTACCAAAAGTTCATGAGATTGATATTCGCTGGCGCAGAGGCGCACACGCATGGTATGATTATGACGAAGACAAGCCTGGTACAGGCATATCCAAATTGCTCATGAACAAACGATACAAATCCAAACAGTTCTTCGTTGCTGTACTTTTTCACGAAATGGTTCACCACTATCAATACATCAACAACGAAAAAGTAGGACACGGCAAGTCATTTGTGAAATGGAAAAATATTGCCTTGAAATACGGCTTAGATTTTGGCATTACATTATGATTGATTACTATATTTATGCATATCTAAGAGATGACGGAACACCCTATTATATAGGTAAAGGTAAAGACTATCGCGCATGGAATACAAATCATACTATTCCTCTACCTAGAAATAGAAATAACATTATTATAATAGAAAGAAATCTGACCGAAATTGGTGCCATAGCACTAGAAAGATTTTACATTCGTTGGTATGGGCGTAAAGATATAGGTACAGGCATACTTAGAAATCTAACAGAAGGTGGTGAAGGCACTTCTGGTTGGTCTCCAACAGAAGAAACAAGAACCAAGATTAGTAATGCTAAAAAGAATCCATCTATTGAAACCAGAAAACGATTATCTCAATCTAAGATGGGTAATATACCATGGAATAAAAATAAAACCATGAGTGATGAATATAAGAAAAAAATTTCAGATACTCACGCAGATATCTCTGGAGAAAAAAATCCAATGTATGGTAGAAAGCATTCTCTGGAAAGTCTAGAGAAGATGAGGAAGAAAGCATTAGAAAGAGAGTCTAAAAAAAGAGCATTAATATGAAGTACAAAAAGAATCAGTATGGTACCCGTGAAGATTATGATGATGAAGAGTATGCAGATATGCGAAAAGGGCAAAAGCGCCGCCCGATCCGAAACTGGACAAAAGCGTTTGTGGAACACCAGAGTGAAGCCGATGAGATAGACGAATTCTACAGCAGATGACGTAGCGTAAGCAGGTATGTTCCATGAGCATACCTGCTATGCGTTTGTGGCTATTGAAGATTTGACCTCCCATCTCTATATTATGTGTATCAAACAAGGGAGACTTTCTAATGGCTATCATGTGGCGTGAGCAAGACAAGGGTTACAACGGTACCGAGCAGACCTGGGAGGGTGCTGTACTCAAGGTTGAGCATGATCGGAACTATCGGATCATGTCGGACGTTTGGGGTTCGGCTGACTGGGCAACTGTCTGGGACGAGTCCACGGCTGCTCCGAAAAAGATTCTGGTCAATGTCTATGATATGCAGGGCCCCCACTGGAAGCCTGCCCAGATCATTGTTGATGCTACTGACGAAATCCGCGAAAAGTACAATCAGTGGCAGATCAATCTTGAGTTTCAGCGGCGTCTCGGAACGGCTGAGTCCGATGCGCGTCAGATTCAGAAGGGTTGTATCGTAAAGGTTGTCAAGGGCAAGAACGGCAAGGGCACTGTCGGTAAGGTTGTAGTGCAGATGCAGGCTCGTTATGGCATGGGCTGGCAATCTTCAACTGAAAACAAGTTGGGCGTTGCAACCTCTGATGTGACCTTCAAAAAGGCGCTTCCCAACGGCAGGGTTGTAGACGCTCACCGCGACATGGTCTGGGTCTGGCAGCGCAATTGCGAGAGGGTTGACGTGGCTCAGATTGACAAGGACGCGATTCTGGAGCAGGTCAAGGCAGAGGCCGCTAGGGTAGTGTCTGCCCAGCGGCCCGCCCTCCGGGCAGCAGCCTAAAGCGTCTGGAAAATTCACAACAAAATCAAGGGTTTACGGTATGCTTGGAATGCATACCAGACCCTTGATTTCCGCTATTGAAACCTGAGGGTTGAATCACTATATCCAATGCATGACAAGAAAGCGCCGTTCAGATCGCAACCATATCGTGTATAAGATCACTCTTAACACTCAAGAGTATATCGGTGTCACGGCTGTCGAAAAGCGCAATCCTGAGTATAGCGCAAAGCGCCGCTGGCAGAAACACGTTTCCCGTGCAAAGCGAGAAGATAAGAATTGGAAGTTGTACGAGATGATTCGCAAGCACGGCCCTGAAAAATTTCAGATTTCTGTCGTTCAAGTTGTACGCGGCAAGAGTGCAGCACACAGTGTCGAACGTCAACTTATCCGTGAGCGAAAGCCGAAACTTAACACTGACGTTAGAGTCAAGCAGGTGCGCGCCTGATGCATACCTGCTATGCGAATGCTGACATTGAAATCCAGACCCCTGATCACTATATCCATAGAGTAACAAGAGAGAGGTTCTAATGACTCGTAAGATCAAGCTTCCTGATTCGGTTGTACATCATGAAAACGTGAGTGTTCGACTCGCGGTTCAGCAACTAATCTCGGCCGTCGATGCCGCCAAGCGCGGCGATGTGGACGATATGGCCACCTTCATCCGTCTGGCTCAGATGTTTGAGCAGAACATTCCTTCCGACATCCGTTTCGCAAAGGATAGTATCTAATGACTAAAGACCGCAAGACTGTTACCATCGACATGCTGTTGGAATATGCCAACGGTTATCTGGCGTCCGACTATGCCGGTGGTGATTCGGTTGAATCACAGAATCGGCGTCAGGGTGTGATTGATCTTCTGGAGGCTTCACTCTGGGCCGTCAAGCGATATCGTGGTTACACATATCTTGACCAGAAGGCCATTACTAAGTCTAAGCCTGGTATTCGCTGGGTTGAGGGGCAAGCTCCCAACCACACGTTTCATGAAACTGACAAGACTCGTAGGAGGTATGCATAATGGGCAAGTATAAAGATTTTCTGATCGGCGTTGAAGAGTTGATCTTCACTGCTATGGAAAAAGGTTTTACTGATGTAGACGGCATCTATGCTTATGTCTACATGTACGAGCCGCTGGCTGATCGCTTCACTGTCGAAGCGATTCTGGATGAGTTGCATCGCATGGACGAGATGCAACTCTTTGTTGCTTGACGCGGGATATCGTTCCTGTTATCCTGTCTATCGTTAAACAAACACATAGGAGTTTATTGAATGCCCAAGATTGCTGGTCGTGAAGTTCGTGGTGAGTTTCTGGCTCTCCAGTTGTTTGATCAAGTCGGTAAGGCCGTAACGCCTTCTGAAATCAATGATCATGTTGGTCGCGGTGACTATGCAGCGAAGTACATTTCGTTCCTGCGCGGCCGCCACGGCTTTGAGTTTAGTGTACAGAAAGACGGTCGCTCGGTCGTGTCTTACACTCTTGTCTCTGAGCCTGACAATGCCGCTGACGTTCGTGCAAAGGCTACTGCTGCACCTGCGGCTAAGGCTGTTGCTGCTGCTCACGGTGCTGCTAAGGCTGTGAAGGCTAAGGCCGCTAAGGCTGCGAAGCCTGTCAAGGTCAAGGTGTCTAAGCAGACTCCTGTCAAGAAGGCTGCGCGGAATGCGCTCAAGGATCGTGCTGACAAGGAAGCAGATGCATTGCTCCGCGAACTTGGTATGAAAAATGCAGGCGAGTATGCCGGCGGCACCTACTCTGTCGATCCAGACTTTGACAGCATGGACGGGATCGACGTGGCGAATTTTCTGAAGTAAGGAGATAAAATGAATAAGCGTTGGCTCTTGGCAGGGTTAGCAGCCCTGCCGTTTATCGGTGCTGCTCAGGCTGCATCTAATCGGAACTCTGCGTCATGGCGAGTTCCTGCTGGTATCAAAAAGATCCGTGTTCGCTCATGGAATCCTGATGGTAGCCGTAATCTTGACAGGACACTAAACGTGAAGCCTGGCGAGTTCTTCCGTATTGACGCTATTGAGGAGTAATGAAATGATGAAGCGTATTCTGTCTGCTTTTGGTATTGTTGGTGTTGCTTTGGGTCTTGGTGCATGTACTGATGCTGATATTGCATCTCAGAACTTGTCCAAGGCTGCGGACATGTTTGAAATCCAGCGCCGTATCGTGTTCTATAATGGTATCACTGGTGATTACATTCTTGAGGTGCAGGGACTCTGCTCACTCGGCAACAATGACAAGGCGGGTTATCTGTCAGTAACTTGTAAGACTGGTCCAAAGGACTACAAGAAGCACTTCCTTGGATTGTCCGATAACGTGACGTTCTTTGCTGAACAGATTGAGTCTGCTGGTGCTGATGTTTACCAGTACCGCGTGATCTTCAAGCCGTCTGTGATCATGCCTGCTGTTGAGGTGAAGTAGTGAACATATTCGCAATCAGCAACGATCCGAAGCAGTCAGCGGAATGGATGGTAGATAAACATGTTACAAAAATGACGGTGGAAAGCGCCCAACTTCTGTCGACCGCACACCGGATACTTGACGGTACCGAATACGTTGATAAGTCTAAGACCGGTCGCAATGTAAAGCGTTGGCGTTTGGCTGATGAGCGTGAGACTGTGCTGTATTCAGCCACACACGTTTCGCATCCTAGTGCTGTGTGGTGTCGCGCGACCAATAACAACTATAACTGGCTGTATTGTCACTTTGTTGCATTGCTGCATGAATATACATATCGTTATGGTAAGATCCATAAGTGTGAAGATATGGTAGTTGCTCTTATGCAGCCACCAAAGAATATACCTATTGGCAATCTAACGCCAGTGACGCCGGCAATGCCTGACGAGTACAAAGTGGCTGGTGATAGTGTTGCGTCTTATCGTAACTACTATCGTGTAGCCAAAGCAAGAATGCATAAGTGGACAAATCGTGAAGCACCAGAGTGGATCGATGAAAACGTATCATGAGATAAAGGAACTGATCGGACGACTTCGTGAAGGTCTATATGATCAGGACATTCAAGAGAAACTAAATCCGCTTCTTGATGAAGCCGCAGATGGGTTAGAATCCATGCATGAAATGTTGTGTAAGCAGCAGGTCATCATTCGGCGTATCTATGCAGAGCATCTTCCTGATACGTGGTTTGTTTGCGGTGAGATGGGTGAGAAAGACAGCAATGGCCTACCGCAATATATAGATGTATGCCCAGCATATGGTGTTGGCTGGTATCAAGTCTATGAGAAGACTGACCGTAGTGTCAGCACAGAGGGCAGTTAAGAGAGATACTAAATAGTAGCATGATATATTCTTTTATCGACACAGAGACAGAAGAAGAGTTTGAACTGGAGATGCCATATGAGCAACTTCAGCCTTTTCTAGA